TCAGCCTGGGCCGCAGTCTGCAGCCACTGAATCCTGGCGTCCAATGTTTTCGGCAATTTGGCCGCGTCTGCAAATTTCTGGAAGGATTGTGACATGGCCGCACGACGAATGCTAGCAGCGCTTGGCGCGCCCCTGGTAGCGGCTTCAACCGCGAGCTTCTGGAATGCCTCATCGGCGAACAGCTTCCCGGCAGATTTGAGCGCATCCTTGTTGCCTTGCGTCATGGCGGTGGTTATCACGGATGTTGCTGCGGCGGCAACTGGTCCACCCATTGCGGCTGCGCCAGTCACCAGGCCTTTGGCCAGTGTGCTCTCCATCACCTTGCCGACCAGGCTTTCGGCCTGCATTCCCTGCATCAGCGCCTGGTTCGCCTTGCCTGTTGTCAGGACTTGAGCCCTGGCGTCTGTGACTCGTTTGGAGACCTCAAACAAGTCGCGCAGCACGTCTGCCGATTCTTTGCCGAGTGTGTCCACGATTGTTTTGTAGACTGGCGGGTTGGCTCGTAGTTGCGGGTAAATGGTTGCAAACTCTGAGAAGCCAAAGCCACCTTTTTCGGCACCCCTGGCCGAGCGCGTGACGGACGCCAGCGCGGTAGCCAGCGTCTCTTTGCGCAGGTCTTCTGGTACGGTCTTGAGCAGGCGGTTGAACTCGCCAGCATCGCCCTTAGCCGCGCCAGTGATGGCGGTGCGCATCTTGTTGGCTACGCTGCCCTCAATGTCCTGGCCGAACGCATTCACGATGCGCTTGCCTAGTGCGCGCTCCTTGGCGTAGATCAGGTTGGCTGCGCGCAGTTGTCGGCGCAGTTCCTCGCCGCCAATGTTGCCGACATTGGTCAATTGATCGTCAGCCAGTGCCGCATACAGGCGCTTGAGGTCTGCCTCGGCCATACTGCCGTAAGGTGACTCCATCTTGTCAATGGCTTTGCCGATCAGGGACTTTTCGCGCTTGAGCAGGCCGTATGTCATGCCTCCGCGCTCAATCATATTGGCCAGTTTTCGTTCTGCTGCCGACATGCCCTCTTCAGTTACCTCGGCCTTGACGGCGGCAAGGGTTGCTTGGAGCTTTGGCAGACTGATCGGCGATGTTTTTGGCACCACTTCATCGACCGCATCGTAAATTTTCCCTGCCTGAGCGTTGAGGTCTGATCGGGTCTTGGTAAGCGAATCCTTGATCTTCTGCGACACCACGCCTGGCGCGACTGCGCCTTCGACGAAGGTTGCATCAAATTGCTTGATTACATCATCGGCCTTGTCCACGGCCTGCGTGACGGTGTTGCGCCAGGCGGCCTCGGCCTCGCTGCCTGCTGCTGAGCGGGTCAGGCCTGCGGCCGCTCGGATTTGTGGGTTGTCGCTGAACACATCAGCAGGAAGCACGATGCCCAGGCGATCGGCCGCCTCTTTTGCCGCCACGTTGACCTGGGCAAGATCGGCCAGCCGGTCGCGTGCGCCAGCCGAACCGAAGCCTGTGCCCGCCGCCTGCTTGACCAGCTTTCCAACTTCCTCTTCCGCAATGACGGATACGGCAGGCGCTGCAGCCGGGGTCACTGCCGGGGCCACTGCCTGAGCAACTGGCGCCACCGTTGGCACAACCTCCGGCACCGCCGCAGGAATCTCTGGAGCCATCGTAGGCTCAACGCGAGCCACTGGCGCCGGCATAGGCGTTGGCGCTCGGCCACCCGTAATGCTTTGCGCGCCTCTCCTGACCGCTTGAACGGCCGGAGGAATCACACGCTGCAAAACCTGACCCACCGGGCCAGTGCCTGCTGCTACGGCAACGTCCAAAGGATTAAAGCTCCCGCCGGTTCCGGCCTGGGTTGCCTCGATCGCTGCTTGAGTTGCGCCAGCACCAATGATTGCGCCGGGGATGGTTGCCGCTCGGCCTGCTGGCGTGAATGCCGCCAGCCCACCGACTGCGCGTGGAATGTCTCCCATGCTGAAGCCTGGCGGGATGGCGTACTCTTTTTGGTCAACCGAAGAGCGCAGCAGGTAATTTCCCTTGGCGTCCTGGCGCACCTGAACGCCTGGGAAATTGGCCTGCAGAATCTGTACCGTTTCCTTAGGGTTGCTTAGGAGCGAGCCAAGCGCCGTCTTGAACGATGCTACGCTCATTTGGTTGAGCTCTGGCATGCTCGTCCACTCGGGCAGCGCCTGGGTCTCAGGAGTTGCTCTAGCAGTGCCTGTAACTGATTCAACCAAGCCCTCAAAGAAGCCCATTTTGGGTTGTGATGCCGCCCACTGCTCTGGCGACATTGGGGCCGCTGCAGGCGCTGTTGGGACAGGCGCAGAAGCCGCTGGCGCAGCCTGCTTGGTCTGGGATGCCAGCCATTCCTCTGGACTCATTGCGCCCCCACTGATTTTTTGTACTCGGCCCACTGCGCATCATTGAAATTTGCGGGGCGTGTGTAATTCCGGCCGCCAACTATCACAATATTTGGATCGTTAGTTGCCGTTGTCTCAGGCCCAAACACGTTATCAGGGTTGAGCTTGTAGTTCTTGACCACCACGCCGAGTGCTTTCCTGTCTTCGCCTGACTTCTTCTGTGCTGAGTCTAGGTATTTCTTAGCCAAGTCTGTATATTCTTTGCGCTGTTTTGATTCTAGTTTGAAAAGTTGACCGCTTTGAAGTTTTTGGGCTTGGTTTTTCAAGCCTTCATACAGGCCTGCAGTATCGCGTGCAAGTGCAAATTCTGATTCTCGCACCACTGACTCTTCGTCAAGCATTTTCATGAACCCGGTGATTAGCGCAATGTCGCCTGGGCCAGTCTGTACTTCAGAAGAAGATTTCATCTTTTCATAAGTTGATCCAAGTGCGGTATATGCTTTAATGCGGGCTTGATATTCCTTGCGCAACTTTTCTTCTTGCTCAAATGCTTTGGCCGGGTCGGGGGTGCCGGCTTTGAGTGCTTCCAACTCAAGCGCCGCTTTTTTAACTGCAAGACTAAGTTGGCTTGTTCTTGCCAATGCTTCATTTCTCTGAGCGTCTGTCAGGCCAAGGGTGGCGGCTTTATTTTTAAGGTCTGCAAGTGTGATCTGCTCTGCAAACTTAGCATCGACCTTTGCCTTGTTCGCTTGCGCCCTTGCCAATTCAGCTTCAGCGGCTGCTTTTTCCCCCGCATTGGTGGCGGTAGCCAGCTTTGTCTTTGCATCCGCTTCTGCTGCGTCTGCGTCTGCTTTGGTTTTACGCAGCTCTTCCGGTGCCTTTGCCCCCGCTCTACGCTCTGCGCCCATCTTGATGGCAAATTCAGTTATCTTGTCGCCACCAGGCATTTGCGAGATGGTGAATCCAAAATAGTCTTCGGTAGCTTGTGGGTTCACTTTGGCCACATCGCGCCATGTCTCCAAGAACTTCGCGCCGTCTTCATCGCCAGAGTTGCGTTTTCCTTTGATCTGTTGGTCGAGTAGGCTAATGGCAATCTCTGGCTGGCCTGCTTTGAATGCAGAGAAAACCTGTCCAGATTGTTTCAATGCCGCCTGCTGGCGCTCGCCCGACAACATGCTAAAGCTCTCGCGAACAGCTTTTGCCTGCGCTTCTGGCAGCATCATTGAGAGGTTGGCATAGTCAGCGGCGGTTGCGTCTGGCTGACGCAACTTGTTGAACCCCTCTTGGATTATCTTCTGATTGGCTTGCTGCTGTTGCTGCTGCTCTTGTTTTAATCTAGCGTCTTGGACGCTTGCGCCGGTTTGGAATGCGCCCAAAAATGCTTGTGTTGGGTCAACGATTTGAACGTTGTAGTCAATTGGTGCCGGCATCAGAATTTCCCTCCCAGGCCAGTAAACAAACCAAGGCCGCCAGAAATTGCCGATGGGATTGCGCTGAATGCTTTGCCTTGGGCAATTTCAGCGCCAGCTTGCGCCGCACCTTGCTGTCCTAAAAGATTTGACACATTGGCCCCTGTTTGCATCCCGGCAGCCCCAACACCAGCCGCTGATGCCTGGCCAAGGCTTGTCATACCGCCAAGCCGCCCGTACTGCTGGTCGATGAGACTGGATAGAAGTTGAGGGCGAAACTGGCCAAGAGCAGCCTGAATGTTTCCGCCGCGCAGCCCGCCAGTGGCTGACGCCTGCTGCAGTAGTGCGTTTTCGCCTTGCGCGGCAAGGGCTTTGTATGTCTCGCCACCACTGATGCGCTCAATGGCTGCGCGCTCGGCCTCTGGGCCTTTGAGGCCAAGGAGTGTTTGCTGTGCTGCAAGTGCTTCTGGGCCTGCCTCTGTGTAATCCTTAAGCAGTTTTTGAACCGTATCGAATTGCCTGCGCTGCTCGTCAATGCCGGCCTGTGCAGCTGCACCTTGAATTCCTGCCGCGCTTGATGCCGCATCGGCCTGCATCATTCCAGAAATAAGCGTTGAGCCGCCAACGGCAATGCCGGCCAGTGCCGCTCCTGATAGCCCGAATGTCATTTTGATCTCTCCAAGTACGCCGTCTGTGAGGCCTCAAGAACTGGTGCTGGCGCCGGAATGGTGAACAAGTCCCACAGCGCCTGCGGCTCGTGTTCGTTGGTTGGGTTGGCGTGGAATGTGGTCACCTCAACATCGGTCAAGGTAATGCCGGCACGCTTTGCACCGATCTTAGAGACGCTCATATCGCCTGGCGCAAGAGTGCGGGAGCCACTGTCTGTGCTGACGATCAACTGGCCTTTGCGCACCAAGAAAAACGATTCTTCCCGGTGAATTGCGCCAGTCAGGACGGTTCCGGCTGGGATGTGCATTGTGCGAGCGTACAGGCCAGCGCAGAAAGCGTGCTCAACGGGCATGTTCACCTGGGGCAACTTTAGAAGCTCGGCCTCCAGGCGATAGATTGGCTCGGTGCCAGTTTTGACTTCCTGAACCAGCGCATGACTCATCGGGCATTCCTGTGCAGGGTGAGCCGCTGGCAACCCGATAGACTCAGCGACTTGATTTTCACACATTTTGACAACCCGTCAATCTTCCATCTCAAATTCACGCTCGTCCCAGGCCTGGCAGACGCGCAGATCGTGGCAGATGAATTCAAACTTGTTGCAGTAGCCTCGGAAGCCTGCGCCGGTGTCCCAGTCGTTGCGAGGGATGCGCTCCATTTTAGCCTGCGTCATGGTGCTGTTGTCGTAGTACTCGCAGTTCGAACACCGGCGGCGGCGAGCCTCTTTCTCGTCAACCTGCATGGCCTTGCCAACGGCAACCCAGAAGACCTTGTTGGCCGCCGGCTCGTTGCTTGGGTTTTCAGGCCCGAGCATCCAGTCCTCAATGACGGTCTCGGTGTTCTTCTTGTTCTCTGCCGTGGTGATGAATTCCTCGCCCATCGGCAGGCCGGAGAAGCCCTGGGGGATGACCATAAATTCTTTCATGCTGTGGGCTCCTTTAGGTGATTTCGCGGCCCGACACGCGCAACGTAAGCGCTGTGGCGTTGCTGGCGATCGTGCTGATAAATGCACCGGCATCGAGCTCTTGGCCGACCAGCTCCGGGCACAGGTAGGTCTCGCCTGGCACCACGGCTCGGTCATCAATAATCAGGTTGGCACTGCCTGCGCTGCCGCTAACTTGCACCAGGTTGACGCTGAATGTTCGATTCACCGTGTCGGTGTTGGTGACCGTGGCCTTGTCGATCAGCGCCTTGACGGAGTTTGCCGTGTACTGCGTTGTTTGCGAGGCCTCCATCTGCTTGGGGGCCACTAGGGTTTTGACGATTACGGTCATTGGACGCCTTCAATGTTGTTGTTGACTGTAAGAATTATGGACGGGATGCCGGGATGCGGTGCGGCGGCAGGGAATGTCTTCAGCTCAACACTCAAGTCAGTGACCGAGAACATCAGCTCAACATAATCGTTGGCTTTGAGGTCAAAAAAGTAATTTAGCGATGAGAAAATCTCAGCATTGTTGCCTTGAATTGTTATTCTGCTGGCGCTGTTTGCCACGTCAACGCCATTTAGGCGAAACCAGAAGTCAAAAACCGCTGTGCCGCCGCTTGTTTTGTCTATCTGAAATGAGGTGTCAAAGTTGTAGATGCCCTCGCTGTCCACAATGATGCGCGAGGTAGGCGACCCGATATACACGCCATTGCTCAAGTCGGTGTTGTTGAACGTGATCGCCTTGGCCGTGTTGATGACCGTTGCTGTTTGCGTGGTGGTATCGTAAAACGAGCCGTACCTTGATCGCTTGAACTCTCTGGCCGGGGGCGCCATTTGCAGCCCTTCGACCGAGGCCGTCAGGCTCCCAAGCATTGCCATCGCTTGGTTGGCCTTGTTCTCGGCCAGCGCGGCGTTGATGGCCGACTCTTGCGCCAGCGAGGCAATCATGGAGAGCGCCTGCACGGCGGTGGTCTGAGCAATGCCGGCGGCGATGTTGACCTCCAGCACCCCATCAGGGCCGATGGCGTCAACGGCAGCAAACAGCAGTTCGAACTGCCTGATCTGCTGCTGGTCGGTCAAAAACTGCGCGAGCTGGTCTCGCGTCAGATTGAGCTTCCGGGAGTTTGGCGCGGTGGTTGCCATGCTTAGAACGCCAGTGCTTCTAGTTGGGCCTCTAGCCTGGCGAATGACACGTGGGCGCTACTGTCACCCCGGAACCGCTGGATGCGCCAGTTGCGCATGTGGCCCTGTTGGAACCACGCCAGGCGCTTCTTGGTGTCGCCTGCGGTGCCGACTGAAATGAACCTGTCCTGGCTCCACGATCTGCCGTCCAACGAATAGCTGGTGCTGATCTGCGGGTTGCCGAGTGCTGATGAATTCGGGATGGCGAGCTCTAGCAGGATGTACTGGCCGTTTTCCTGCAGCAAAAAGAACCCGTTTTCTTGGAGCAAGCCGTTTACCACCTGCGTGGCCAGGGCAACGCTTCCCGTCAGCGCCACCAACTCTAGCTTGTTGAAAATGGCGCCGTTGCTCTCGTTGTAGACGATGAGCGTGCCGAATTCCCAGCGCACCTGTTGGCCCCAGTGGTGGCCGGTGCTTTGCACCAGATAGCCGATGGCGTTGGACTGCGGGTCGCCGACCAGCCACTTGTTGTAGCACCAGACGATATTCCTGGCCCGGTACTGAGCGATGCCGGTGGTGGTGCTGGCCAGAACAAACCAGACCTGCTCCTGCAGTTCTCGCGAGGCGGATGCATCGTAGACCAGGGTCTGGTCTGGAAGGTGAATGTATAGGTGTTCGTGCGCCTTGTCGTTCCTGGCCTCTAGCTTTACCCCACTCAACTGGTCTTCGGTGTACTGCTGAAGAATGTTGTCGATCTCTTGAGTGCTGACCTTTGTTGTCGTTGCCGAGACGCCAAGATAGATGCCTGGCGCCTCGTTCCGACCGCCGCCAAGGAAGGCCATCGCATCAACAAAAACGCAGCAGGCTTGGGTGCCGATGCAGCCCTTTTGAATCTGAGCGCCTTCGATCCTTGCGAACGGAAAAAGATCGCCGCCCACGTTGTTGAAGACCTCGACGGTGTGCCGATTGAGTGCGTAGACTTCGTTGCGAAGTTTGAGCAGCGCCAGTATCGGGTCGGGGTCTGCTTCGCTTGAGCCGTACTTTAGCGGGTTGACGGCAAATGGATTGTTTAGCTCTGTGACGATCAGGTACTGACCATCCGTGGTCATGAAGTAGCCATCGACCCAGCAGAAGTCGATCACAAAGCCAAGGTCCGGGTCTGTGACTTGCAGCAACCCGGCGGTGCTATTCCAGTAGTACAGGCGGCCACCGGATGCAACGGCCAGGCTGGTGAAACTGTAGTCAAACGTGACCAGGCTGGTGGTTGGCCCGCCAACATCGCCCAGGACGGTTACAGCGCCGCTGCTTGAGACTGAGACCAGTTTGGTTCCCATGACCCGGTAACAGACGTTGTTCCACTCGATGCCGCCACGGTCGATGCCTGGGCCTGTCCCATTGGCGACAATGCCATCGCCCGGGCGCAGGAAGCCGTTGCTGATGCCGCTGACCTTTGGCACGGGCACCAAATTGACGGGGTAGCTGGTGCGAATCTCCGGCGTGCCGTCAGTGTAAATTCCGTTCAGGATTGGAATTTGCATTAGCTCTACTCAAGCAGAATATACGCGCCATCCTCTTGCAGCAGGAAGAACCCATCCTCCTGCAGCAGCGCACCGGCAACCGGCCCGCCTCCGATATTCCAGAAGCGAATACGGAAGCGCAGCCGGGTCAGCGGGTACATCTCAGAACCCCTCGCCAGGCATGACGTGCAGGGATGTGCCGGCGGCGGAGATGTACGCCATTAGGCTGTAATCGCCGGGCTTGGTGATGGTTACCTGTGCGCCTCCCGGCACCGGGTAATCTGCCGTGGTCGCGACCACCGGGGCGGTTTCTCCGAAGCGGATATAGCAGACATTGGCGCCAAGGTTGGTCAGGCAGACGGTCTGCGTTGCGCCGGTAACCGTTGCGGTGGCCGATGCCGCTCCCGGCGACACGATGACGCCACGGTTGTAGCCTGGCGAAAATGGGGCTGAGTTGTAAGGCATTGGGTTCGCTCCTGAAAATTAGCCGATGCGATACCAAGAGTTGGTCGCTTGGTAGAAACGCATGGTGAAGAACGCATTGGCGGCCAATGTGGTTGGCGCTCCAAATGCCGCAGCAGCGCCGTTGAGCGCCAGCGTGAATGCCGTGATGATCTGCGTGGTGGTCACCAGCAACTGAGTCCCGTCTGGAGTGCCGGTATTGAGCGGGAGCGTGATCGTGCCGGTGGCCAGCGTGCCGGCTGGCTGCAGTAGCATCCACTGCTGCTCGCTGACTGGGGTCGGAACGGTGACGTTGAACCCTGCGCCTGGGGTGTAGAGATTGGTGGAGACGGTCGGCGCGGCAAAGACGGTCTGAAAATACGTCAGCAACTGCGTTACCGAAACCTTGCGAGCATCGCCGTTGTTCGGAACGTAGATTGGCAGCAGATCGCCACCGGATACCTGACTGAGGCCTGCTAGTTGATTGATCGTCGGCATGTGTGGCCTCTTTCAGGTGTATTCGAGCGGGCCATCCTGGCCGGCCAGGGTTGGGTAGACAGGCTGCGCCAAGAACGGATTGTCGTAGACCCTCCAAGGCTTGTTGCCTGCGCCAGATGGCATGGTTCCTGGCATCTGCTGCTCGATCGGCATGGCGGCCCTAGACAGGAGCGTATTGTACGTCTCCTTGGCCGTCATCTTGGTGTCCGGCATGACCTGCTTGCCGTAGCTCGGGGCCAGTTTCACGCCAAGATTGGTGTAGATCGCTTCGTTGGATGAATCGGGGACGTTGGTCTGCTCGTCCAGATCGCTATCCTGCGGGCTCGAGGGGAGCGGGTAGCCCAGGCGGATGCCGAGCGCATTCCACGAGGCGATCATGGTATCGAGTCGGCGCAGAGCGCTGTCGAGTTGCTCCGGCGTGAGGTCAAAGACGTAGGACGCCAGCCCGATCTCTTCGAAGGCCTGCGTTACGAACTGGCGCTTGGTCCATCCCATGCTCAGACTCCTGTGATTCGATGCTGGATCAATTGTCCCAGCTTTCTGTCCGGCGTGCGACCGTCAAAGCGAATGTCAAGCTCTCGCGCCTTGAGCTCGAGCTCTTGCCGCGTCGGCGGTGCGTCATCCTTCGGCGCCGCCGCTGCCGCCTTGGCCAACTCGCGCCAGTCTAGCGGCTTTGAGGGCTTGCGCTTCTTGACTGGCCTGCTCAACCACTTGGCCTTGATCTTAACCGGGCCGGCGGCCTTGTCGCCAGCGGCGATGATAGCCTCATCGGACGATGCAAACCAGCCGGCAGACAGCTTGGCGTCGGCCTCCTCTTGTGTCTGCACGCCGATGATCTTGTACGTGCCAGCTCTGCCAGGCTTTTGGATTTGCCCTGGCGACTGGTAGAGCATGGCGGGGAACTGCATTACTTCTTGGCCTTTGCCGGGGCTTTGCCGGGCTTTCCAGCCTTCATCGCGGCAGTCCTTGCGGTGGATAGCGCAACGGCGATGGCTTGCTTCTGGGGCATCCCTGCCTTCATCTCTTTGCCGATGTTTTTAGAGATCGACTTTTCGGAGTAGCCTTTTTTTAGGGGCATGGTGTTTTTTCCTGTTTGCGTTTCTCATGGGCCAACTGCATGGATGCTAGGCGCTTGGCCCTGATAACAGGGTCTTGCCACGAGCTGGCTGTCTTGCCTGAAATTTTCTGCTTTGTGCTGTCGTCTCGTGGTAAGCGTTTGCGAGCTTTTGCTGAGACGCTCATCTTGGCGCGGGTTTCTTCAGAAAATATGCGATCGGAAAACTTTTTCCTAGTTTCTTCTGATGCTGTCCAGCTTTCTTGTTTTCGCTTTTCCCACATTGCCTTGATACGGCTTGAGGTATCACTTTTCCGCTGGTCGTTCCATGAAGCCTTTAGACCATCTGATACTTTTAGGCGATATTCATCGTTCTGCCAGAGTTTTGATGTTGCATCAGACCATGCAGTTGTGTCTAAAAACTTGCGGCCTGTGGCTTTTGCGGCAATCTTTGCGGCAACATCTGGATTCTTTGATGGGGCTGTTTCACCACCATAGGCAACGTTGTACCCTTGTGGAGCCAGCGTGCCTAAGGCAATGATTGCTTCTTTTTCAGCAGCGTGCAGTTCTTCTTGCGTGTCAAACTCAGCAACCACCGTAATTGCAGGCTCGCCATACTTGCGCCACGCACAATGCGCAGGAAGCAAACTTCCGCTTCTAACGGACCGTTTGTGTTGTGCAATGCGCGTGTTCATAGTGCGCACCGTTTGCCCAATGTAGGCCTTGCCTGATGCAAAAAGCAACTTGTAGATGATGTACATATCATGCTCCTGATTTGACTCAAGAGCATGATAGCACACTAAGCGGTATTACTTTGTTTAATTATTGATTAAACAATAGGATCCCCGACATTTCTGGTTGTTTATTCACAACACCGAACAAGGTATCAAGACGATACTTGATAATCATGCTGTCAATGTCGTAGAACTTCTGCATCACCAGTTCCACGCCCTGGTCGGTGGTGGCGCGCATCACTGCGGTGCCAGCATCGGACGGGATGGCGTAACGGCCTGGCAGGATTTCCAGCGAATCCTTTTGCCAGAACACGTTGATCGCCGAGGCACCGGTGTTGAGCCAGTTCAGAGCGGCAGCGGCGGCAGCGGTAACCAACTGAACGTTCTTGTACTGCAGTTCAGCATCGGTTGCCGGTGCGGTAGCGGCAATGATCGGAGGGCTGATGACCAGGGTCACGCCACCGGCGGGAACGCTGATGACGCGGAAGGTCTTCAGCTGGCCGGTACTCACCTTGGTGATGTGATGCACCGCGTAGATGCCGTCAATCGTGAACGCATCGCCAGCCACAACGTTGGCCGAGTTGGACACGGTGACGGTCTGGTAGCGGTTGTCCACGTTGATCTGGCCGCCGACCGAGGTTGAGGTGGCTTGCGGCACGTACTGGGCCTGAGCGCCAGTGGTGTCGATCGTGGTTACTCCACCAGCAATGGCGATGCGGTTCGCATAGTCAAATTTGTAGGTGTCAAAACCAGCGACCATCCCGACCTGGTTACGCTCGTAAGCGAGGTTAGATTTCGGGTTGCCGAAGGAGCGAGTAGCCACCGCCAGGTTGCCGGCCATGCCGTTATAGTCGCGGCTGGACAGGCCCAGGAAGCGATCGTAGTCAGGAACGCCCTGCTCGTTCATGATTGTGTCGCACAGGCTCACGTCATCATAGTCACCGGCGGCGCCAACGATCGGAACCACCAGCGTGCCCTGAGCGGCTGCGGTGTTCATGATCGCCACGTTGATATCCGAAGCCAACTTCTGCTTGGCGGACTCGCCCAGGCGGCCCTCTTGCAGCGCATCGCGCAGGTCGAGGGTCGTCATGGTCCAAGGCACCGTTTGGCTGAAGCCGATGGTGCTGGGAACCGACAACTGGGTCATGTTCTGGTACGTGACGGGAGTGCCGGGTGCGCTGGTTTGCGACTGGGCGATGTAGGGCATCGGGCGCCAGATGGTGTCGTTGGTACGAGCCATCATCGTCTGGTCGGTGTTGTAGACCGAGACGTGGCGCGACAGCACCAGCAAGTCCTGGAAGCCTTCAAGAATGTCTTCGAACGCTACGCGCTCTTCTTTTGAGAATGAATTGCTCACGATAAATCCTTAGATTAAAACTATTTAGATGCTCGCTTTTGCGCTTTGTACTGGATGACCTTGGTCATGTTTCCAGTCTTCTCCGCTTCTGCTCGCAGACGTTCAAGGGTTGAGTCCACCGCCCCTGATGATCGGCCAGTTCCTGACACAATCTTCTCGGGCGGCGGGGCTGCTTTGCGGTTCGTCACTTTCAAGTCTTTCTCCAGTTTCGCTACCGCAAAAGCAAACTTCACGGGGTCTGTAATCTCGGATAGCTCCTTCGCCTTCTTCAGGTTCTTGCCGAGTGCGTAAATCACCAGTGCCGGATTCTCGGCACCTTGTAGCACAACGCCTTGCTGGGTGATGCTGAAGAGCTCCTGGGCCACGGCCTCGGCGTCTTCAAAATCCTTCACTCGCAGTTCGGCTTTCGCCTTACCGTAGCTGTCCAGCTTGGACTGCCAGGCCTTTTGCTGAGTCATAACTTCAGCCTCTTGCCTGGCGGTTACATCGGCGGCTTTTCTTTTCAGATCAAACCAGTCCGACAGTGCCACTTCAAACCTGTCCGCGTCGTAGTCGTGGTCCTCAAGCGTTGGCTTTTTCCCCAGCGTAACCGGCTTGGTCTCAGTCTGCGTGGTTTGTAGCTTGGCTTGCAGATCGCGGTTCTGGCGCTGCAGTTCTCGGTGTGACTTGCGCAGCTCGCGAACCCATTCCGGTGCGTGAGTCTGTTCCTCGGGAGGCGGCGCTTCCTCCCC